GTAATAACTGGCGCGTCCTAAAATATCTTAGAGCTTACGACCCTAAAGCAACGGGTTTTCAGCTAGACATTCTATAAAAAACAACAAAATTTGACCGAGCTTTTCATGAAGTTCGGTCATAAGGATAAATTATGAAAAGAGATTGGGAATTAATCTTACTTGGTTGGGGCATGAATTTTTAGATAAAATTCGTAATGAAGCCGCTTGGAATAAGATTAAAAACATTGTAAAGTCAAAAGGTGTTGATATGTCATTTGACGTAATCCAAACTGTTGGTCAAATCGTTATAACGTCATTATTTACAAAATAACGGAAGGAGGTAATAAATGAATGCACTTTACATAATTAAGTGGTTTGCTAAAGCCTTTGGTGTTTTTGTGATTCTTCCTTTTGCCGCACTATATTTCATGGGCGTGTTATCTACCGGATTCTTCTCTTGGAGCGGTTTCCCGTATGTCGTCATTATTGCGGCAGTGTCAATCATGTTTGGTGTGATCGAATACTTCAAAAAGCCGATTCGATAACGGCAGTAATTTTAATTTTTTATTAAAGCACTCTTCGGAGTGCTTTTTTTATGGGAGATTTTTATGTCTGGCGCTTTAGGCAAGCTGAGTATTCAGCTTGAGTTAGAACAAGTTAAATATCAAGACGCGTTATCGAAAGCGCAACAAAGAACAAAAAGATTTTCGGTTGAAGCACAGCGTTATTTGAACAACATTGATTCTGCGATGGAATCTCTCAATCGTTCTTCAAAATTAACGAACTTACTTTTGGCTAAAGATATGTTCGCTCGTGTTGGAAAGGCCGCCCTCTCATACGCTGATGCTAATACTGAGTTGATTAACCGCTTAAAGTTAAGCACTAACGGTAACAATGAACTAGCTTTTGCCACTCAATCAGTATTTGACATATCTTTGCGTACTAATCAATCAGTAGCCGCAACATCAACGGTATATCAAAAATTTGCGCAAAATGCTGAAAAGTTAAAATTAACTCAAGGTGAAGTTGCGTCTATAACCGAAACTGTATCGAAAGCCGTTGCGATGTCGGGAGCAAGCGCAGCTCAGGCGGAATCGGGTCTAATCCAATTTGGGCAAGCTTTATCTACCGGAACATTGAAAGGGCAAGATCTCAACTCGGTAATGCAACAAATACCAGGATTGGCAGACGCAATTGCAAAAGGTTTGGGTGTAACGACCGGTGAACTAAAAGCGATGGGGGCATCAGGTGAGCTTAGTACTCAACAAGTTATCACCGCACTGCGAAAAGTGCGTAAGCAAATAGATAGTGATTTTGATAGTCGCATAAAAACCGTATCTGGGTCTTTAACCAATTTAGAAACCGCATTTATTCAAACTGTTGGGCGATTCGATCAAACTGTCGGCGTGACAACAAAACTTGCAGAGAGTATTGAATTTGTTGCAGCCAATTTGGATAGTGCGATTCAAGCTGCTGTTTTGTTTACTGGTGCCTTAGCGATCGGACAAATTGGAAAGTACTCAACTGCACTCCTACAAACCGGAATTAATAGCGCCAAAAATATGTTATCTCACTATAACGAAGCTAAAGCACTTTATGCCAAAGCTACGGCATCTAGAATTGCTGCACAGGCTGAAATGTCCGCCTTGTCCGCACAATTACAAGTGGCCCAATCAGAAAAAACAAGATTTGCGTTGCGTGAGCAAATGAAAGCGCAAGCGGCTCAAATAACAGCATTGGTTAATGCCGAAGCGAATGCTAAGCGCAATTTAGCTACGGCAAACAGACTTGCCAGCGCAGCGGCAGTTGGCTTGCGAAATGTTATGGGATTATTGGGCGGTCCCGCAGGTGTGATTACAATCGCAGCGAGTGCGTTGTATTACTTCCATTCACAAGCCGAAGAAGCAAGAAAGTCAGCTATAGACACTAAAGCGGCAAATGAACAGCTCAAGGAAAGTTATGAGGGGTTGAGTGAAGCTGTCTTAACCACAAAAATCTTTGAACAAATTGATGCAATGAAAGAGCAGGAGGCGCAGTTAAAAAGCCTTGGCAACGCAATGATCCAATCTGAGTTTAGCAATCGTCGTGGCTGGTTGTTTGCTGATACTGCTGAAGATGTAGAAAAAGCAACCGCTAATTATCGCGCCGGAATGGAAGTAGCGACAGCAAAAAGTAAGGTTTTTGATAATCAATTACACGCGATAGTGCAGACAATGCAGAGCAAAGGACGATCGCTTGATGAAATTAAACAGAAACTATCCCTTTTTAATGTAAGCAATGAAAAGGCCGAACAGATTATTGCTGATGTAAAAAATGGTCTTGATGGCGCCAAGGCAAGTACAGATGAAGCTACCGGCGCAACGATTGATTTTAAAAAAGCACAGGATGAACTTACTAAAAAATCTGATGATTTACGCGCTAAATTAGAGGTGTTAGAGCTTAAAAATAAAGGTCATGCTAAGGCATCTTATGTGTTGGCAGGTCTTTATGAAGTACTTGGTGTTAAAGGCGCTGAATACTCAAAGGTTCTTAATGCTATTGCCAATGGTGACGTAGCGGCAGCACAGGCAGCCGCAGCTGCGATCAACTTATCCGCCGAACAATTACAAACCATGCTCGACATGGGTAAAAAGATTGAGGGGTTATTTGATACAGATACTAAGGTAGCCACCATTGAAACAAGTCTCAAAAAGAATAAGTCGTCAGATAATGCTCGTGAAAATTGGCTTAACTTTTACGATGAAATTCGCAAGAAAAACAGTTCAAGCCTTGGCGAAATTGAATTAGAGCAAGCGCGAATGTTTCAACGTTTGGAAGAACATTATAAGAAAGGTGTAGTGTCTTACCAAGAATACGAAACGGCGAAAACTGCCATCGCCGAACGTTTTGCTCGTCAACGGTTGGAGCTTGCAGGTAAATATGCGCCGGAAAAACTGCTGAAAGCGAATTTGAATGATGACTTAAAGTCGATTCAGGAGCTTTATAACGCAGGGCAACTAAATCAGGCGGAAGCTGCCAAAGCCGCACAACGGGCGCAGTTTGATTATGCGCAAGGTGTGTCGCAAAGTGCGGTCGATCCGTTAGCCCAAGTTCGCGCAATTTACGACCCTTTACAAGAGACCAAAAATAAACAAACGCAGGAACTAGCGCAACTCCAAGCATTTAATGAGCAAAAGCTTATTACTGAGGAGGAGTTTCAGCAACGCCGTCAAGAAATCATCGACAAATACAAAAACGACGAATTTCAGCGCGATATGACAAACTATGCTACTGGGTTGAACGACCTTGGAAGTGCATTTGATGGTTTGGCGTCGATGGTGGAACAATCTGCCGGCAAACAGTCAGCAGCTTATAAAGCGATGTTTGCTATCTCGAAAGCATTTGCGATCGCCGAGGCAACAGTAAAACTATCGCAAGCAATCGCACAGGCAATGGCTGATCCATCTGCACTTACTCCGGCTCAAAAATTTGCGAATATGGCAGCCGTGGCAAGTGCTGGGGTTAACTTAATCTCGCAAATTACCAGCGTTGCGGCATTTGCTACCGGCGGTCATGTACAAGGTCCAGGAACCGGAACAAGCGACTCAATCCCCGCCTGGTTATCCAATAACGAATTTGTAATGACATCCCGTACCGTGGATCACTACGGGGTGGCATTTATGAATGCGCTTAATCAGCGACGATTACCGCGCTTTGCTAGTGGTGGGCGCGTGGGCGGTGGTGGTTCGCCGAGTTATCCAGGAATTAGCAGCAATGGTGGTGAGGGTGATCACAATGAGATCAGCATCACAATCAATATTGCTAAAGATGGTAAAGAGGATGTTACGGTAGAGCAGCAGATTGCGCAAAGTAAGGCGTTATCCGACGCAATCACGGTAAAAGTGCTGGAAGTAATGCGAAAACAACGTGGGCGCGATGGCGGTCTTTTGAACTAGGGGTAAATTGTGGCGTTAAGAACAATTAATTTTTGTCCGAAACCCGGATACACCGTGGAAAGCGAACCTCGCCGAAAAGTAAATAAATTTGGCGACGGCTACGAACAGCGAATGGTTGACGGGCTAAATCCGCTATTACGTAAATTTAGCCTGACGTACAAGCTAAATCATAAAAGTGCGGTCGAATTAGACCGCTTTTTTATGGAGCATAGCGGGGTAACTCCGTTTTTATTTAAAGAGTATGAGGGCGGTGCATTAATCAAGGCGGTTTGTCCTAAATGGTCTAAAACTGTAGATAAAAAATACACCGAAATTAGCTGCACTTTTGAAGAGGTGATGTAATGCCAAAAGATACCCCGAATAAAATGTTGTCGGAATTATCCAAACTCGAGCAAGGCGCACTGATTGAATTATGGGAAATTGATTTAAGTAAAATCCCATCTAATAGCTCGCCCGATAAAAAAGGCGAAATATACCGTTTTCATAACGGATTAACGCAGGGGGGCAAAAACCTTATCTGGCAAGGTAATGAATACGCCGCATACCCAATAAATGCTGAGGGCTTTGAGTTATCAAGCAGTGGGCCAAGTAATCGTCCTACACTTACGCTATCCAATCTTTATGGGTTGGTAACGGGTATTGTTGCGGATTTTGGGCAGGGGATTGGCGGTAAAGTCGTACGACGTCAAGTTTACGCGAAGTTTTTAGACTCGGTAAATTTTGACGGAGGTAACCCAAACGCCGACCCGATGCAGGAAGCGGTGAGTTTGTATGTTATCGAACAGTTAAAATCTCTTGATGATGTTACGGCAACATTCGAGCTGGCATTGCCGATTGAGACTGACGGCGCACGAATTCCTCTATTGATGATTACATCTGATACTTGTATTTGGCAATATAGATCTTCTCAGTGCGGTTACACGGGCGGACCGGTGGCGGACGAATACGACAAGCCGACCACAGATCCTAAAAAAGATAAATGCTCACACTGTTTGCGCGGGTGTAAATTACGCTGGGGAAAAAATGCGGTATTGCCGTTCGGTGGTTTCCCGAGCACAACACAATTTGGTAATTAATATGATTGATTTTGAGTTGAAACAGGCAATATTAGCCCATGCCACGAGATGTCACCCGCAGGAATCTTGCGGGTTTGTTTTATCTGTGCGTGGGGGTTTGTATTATTACCCGTGTACTAATGTTGCTTCCGATCCGGTAAATTTTTTCGAAATTGCACCGGAAGAATTTATCAGAGCCGAAGAGCAAGGCGAGATTGTTGCGCTGGTGCACTCCCACCCAGACAGCGACTATATGCGCGGATTGCCTTATTTATCTGCATCAGATCGCGCCTGCCAAGTGCGATTAGGTTTGGATTTTTGGCTCGTGGTTGACGGTGACATTAAGTGCTTTCGCAATGTCCCGCCATTAATCGGGCGGCAGTTTGAAAACAACAAACAAGACTGCCGGAATATCGTATTAGACAGTTATATGCTTGCAGGGATTGATCTGCCGGACAACTCAAAGTATCCGTTTGAGTGGTTTGAAACAGAGAATCTTTATGAAGATGGGCTATTACGGTGTGGTTTTTACAGGGCGATGCATGAAGCAGATATACAGATCGGCGATGTTGTCTTAATTCAAGTCGGCAGTAAAGTGGCGAATCATGCCGGGGTGTATCTTGGCAATCAAATGATGTTACATCATAGTCAAGATAGGCTATCTGCTCGCGTGCCTTATGATGGTTTTTGGCTTAATAACACACACTCTGTTTGGAGACACAAAGAATGGTACAAGTTAAATTTTACGGCGATCTTAAACGATTTGTGCGTGAGCCGGTAGAACTTGAGGTTGATTCTTTTTCTGAGTTAATGAGCGGGCTTTTAACCCAAATTAAGGGGTTGCGCGAGCATCTCAAAAAAGGTTGCTATAAAGTTAGAATCGGGAAAAACACTTATCTTGAGGAAAGCCAAGTTAAAGCCGACATAGACTTTAAGGCTGATTGCACTATCCATTTTACCCCGGTAATTGCTGGCGCTGGAAAAGGGGTTGGAATTGGCCAAATAATCGTTGGTGTAGTGTTGATTGCTGCGTCTTGGTATGCTGGCGGTGCTGCCGGTTGGTCTTATCTTGGTGCGCAAGGTTTTGCAGGTGCCACAATGGCATTCACCGTTGGGGCATCACTAATCGTTAGCGGTGCAATATCGCTTTTAACACCTACGCCAAGCATGGGTGATCAGAAAATAAAAGAGGGCGAAAAAAATCAAAGCACCTCATTTAGCAATCTGAAAAATCTAACCCCACAAGGGCGACCAATACCGTTACTTTATGGGCGTATGATGACAAGTCTTGTTTTAGTATCGCAAGGCGCGGAAGCGTACGACGATGCACCTGAGGCTGATAACACGCAAGCTGACGTAACCGGGAAAAGAAGAAGATTAAAACGTAATTAACAGACCGCACTTTTATGTGCGGTTTTTTATGGGGTAAATATGGGCGGTAAAAAAGGCGGTGGCGGCGGACATACTCCGGTGGAAGCGCCGGATTCCCTGCTATCATCACAGCAATTGAGCGCAATTGGGATTATATCACTCGGACCAATCAAGGGGCCGGTGAATAAGTGGAAATCAACTTATTTAGACAATACACCAATCCAAAACGCGAGCGGTAAGGATGATGATGACGTAGATAGTTTTAATTTTACAAACATGGAAATCCAGTACACGCTGGGAACTCAAGATCAGTTGCCAATGACTGGGTTTGATAGCAGCCAACGTGAAGTGCCTATTGGTATTGAAGTAAAAAAAGAACTTCCGATCACTCGTTCGATTATCGATCCTGATGTTGATCGATTACGCGTGACAATTGGTGTTAATGCATTATTTAGCCAAAATGATCAAGGCGACACAAGCGGAACATCTGTAGAGTTTGAAATTTTAATAAACAGTAACCTTTACAAAAGTTACTCTATCAACGGCAAGTCATCCTCACGTTTTTACCGTAGCTATATTATCGATGAGCTACCTCCTAAGCCGTTTAATGTCACCGTTAGACGGGTTACAGCGGACTCAAAAAGCCAACGCTTACAAAATGCTATCGTTTGGAGCAGTTACACGGAGATTATCGACGCCAAACTGTCATATCCAAACATTGCAATGATCGGCATTAAAACCGACTCCCGACACACTCCCAATTTCCCGAATGTAAATTCGCTCCTGGACGGCCGTATTATCAGCGTGCCGTCCACTTACGATCCTGAAACACGCGCTTATGCGCCGGGAATTTGGCGCGGGGATTTTAAAAAAGAATGGACAGAAAACCCAGCTTGGATTTTTTACGACTTAGCGACAAATCCCGATGTAGGAATTGGGAAACGCATAAGCGAATATGGGCTTAATAAATTTCAGCTTTATCAAATTGCGCAGTATTGTGACGAGCTTGTGCCGGACGGTTACGGCGGCAAAGAACCGAGAATGACGGCGGGAATTTGGATTACGGAGCAGCGCTCGGCATACGAAGTATTAAACGATATGTCATCCGTTTTCCGCGCGATTGTGGCGTGGAACGGAATGCAGATGTTGGCAATCCAAGATAGACCAACAGATCCAGTCTGCACTTACTCTCAAGCAAACGTAATTGACGGTAAATTTGCTCGTCAATATGTACCATTGAAATCCATTTATACTGCCGTAGAAGTGGAATACGCCGACAAAAACAACATGTATCAAAAAGCTATCGAGTATGTTGTCGATGATGAGATGGTGGCACGTTACGGCTATAACGTTAAAAAAATCACTGCGTTCGCTTGTACCTCACGCGGGCAGGCGCGCCGTTACGGGAAATGGGTACTTGTCACCTCTAAATTGGAGCAATGCACTATTACATTTACCGTTGGGCGCGAGGGGTTACACCACTTGCCAGGCGATATAATCGAAGTTGCGGACAATAGTTGGGCTAAAACAAACCTCGGCGGGCGCGTTGTAGCAATTAATCAAAGTGCGGTCGAATTAGACCGCAAAATCAAAATTGAGGGAGACAGTTATCTTTCCTACGTTGTGAGAGATAACAACGGACAACGTACCGAGCGAGTTAAAATCCTGAGCATTGCTGGCAATGTCGTTAATCTTGAGCGCGCACCGGAAAACTTAAACCCTAATGATAATTGGGCACTACAAACGCCGTTAGTACGGACCGAATTATACCGAGCAATCGGCATCTCTGAAAACGATGGTAATTATACTATCACAGCGTTACAGCATGAGCCGCAGAAACAGGTGATTGTTGATAACTCGGCAAATTTTGAGCCGCGTAATACAACGTTACATCAAGCCGGGGTGTCGGCAGTAAGCGACGCCAAAGTAAACGCGGACGGCAGCGGAATCTCATTGAGCTTTAAGCCGCCGGCAAACTTTGTTGGTCAGGGACTTAAATATCAAGTCAAACTATACCGCAATGGCAATTTGTTTAACGTTTACGACGACTTAGAGCAGCCGTCTATTGCATTTAGCGACCTATCGGACGGTGACTATATCGCCGAAATTCGCGCGAAAAACCTTGCTGGGCAACTGTCTGAACCGATTACAAAGAGCTTTAGTATCAATTTTGATATTAAAGAGCTTGTCACCGCAAGTAAGGTGATGGGGATTGATCTTAAGTGGCGTAACCCGATTTTTGCGAACACGAATGCAGCAATCGAAATTTGGGTAAGTAAAGATAATAACTTTGCGAATGCCCGTAAATTAATCACTCTCGCGTACCCGACGAATAGCTACAGTTACACCGGACTAGGTGTTGCTGATAGCTATTATTTTTGGGCGCGCATGGTGAGTAAAGATGTTGCGGGGAAATTTACGGATGCGGTCGAGGGCGTAACAGAGCGCGACGCGACAAAGATTGTTGATTATATCCACGGACAAATCAACAAGAGCGCACTCACAAAAGAACTCATCGATGAAATCAGCGGAGCCACGGAGTCGGCAAAAGGTGCTAAAAACTTAGCCGAAAATGCCGCCGCTAAAATCGAAGTGGCAAGCCGAAAAGTTGAAGATGTGAGCAGTAAATTTTCGGCGATACATACCATCAAAACACAAGCAATAGCTGGCGGACGTACCGCAATTGCGGGGATTGCCCTTGGCGCATCAAGCGACGGTAAAACCGCTGAAAGCTCCGTGATTATTATGGCTGACAAATTCGGCGTTGTTAAAAATGCCACCGATGGCACAGTGCGAAATGTGTTTACTGTTTCTAATAATCAGTTAGCGTTGAGCGGTGACTTAATCGCAGATGGCTCAATTATTGGGCGTCATATCCGCGCTAATACGGAGATCGAAGCACCTAAAATAACCGGGGGGACAATTACCGGTAATGTCATTCATGGAGCAACAGTAACCGGTGGCGCAATAACCGGAACCACAATCAATGGTGGAGTCATATCAGGGACTCGATTAGAGGGTGTAACGGGTAAATTTAGCGGCGAGCTTGAAGTTACTCAGTTATTAGGCGGGGCAATTATTGAGCACGTTAAGGGGGAGTTAAAGCATACAAGAACGATAAGAAAGAGTTATTCATACACATGGACAAGTAATAATGATTCAGGAACGCTTCATTATTCCAGAGGTACTGCTGATGTACCAATATATGGCTCAACAATAACTATCCATCCTTCCAAAACGGATAGATTTATTATCATTGGTGATGATGAAGGGTTTGTTTTACCTAAAAATCAATCTAAAGTTGTTAATTATGAGCGAGAAAGTATACTTGAGGTGAAATCTCACCGAACAGGCCCAACAGGAAAAGTCGCCACCATAACCACACCAAAATTGACATTTATGATATTGTCATATGCGTTATCCACCACATCATTTATTCAAGTTAGTTGATCGCCAAAGTGCGGTCTTTTTTATGAGGGAAAAGCATGAAATACATCGAAAAGAAACTTGAAGACGCTCAAACTGGAGCAATTGTTGATTATCACGAAATCGTGAATATTGGTGTTGATTACATCAATAATAGCGTATCAGTTACGATTGCAAGCTATGTGTCTAGTAATGGGCGCGAAAACAACAAAAACCCACTGTCTTACAACTCATTTTACTTAGACGAAGCACCTGGTCGCGAAGTTAACATCCACGATTGGGCATTGTCTCAACTCATTATTAACGAGCCGAATAGCTTTGTGCGAGATGATAACGCAATCAATCCTTATCTTTTTGCCGGTGGTAAAATTAAAGAAATTGAATTGCCGCCTAAATAATCAACCGATTCAGCAGCAATCAGTAAGCTAAGCATCAAAGGTGGGCGGCTTGTTATTGTTAGTAAAAACGGCGGGTAATTCCGCCGTTATTTTTGGTATTACATTTAGTATTACAAATACCGTATGAAATTTGTCACATACTGTTGATACCTAGCATGACATATAAAGTCTATTTCAGCCGGTCGCACCATCTTTTCTTTCCTTATTTTTTTCTTTCTTATTTCGTTTTTTATTTTTCCAAACCCGTCGCAGTCTTTCTGATCTTTTGCTAGAATCAGCGGGAAAAACACCTTTCTTATAACCTTGTTTTTCATCGTTTTTATTTTGTCTCTGATTGGAAATTACAATGGAAAATCAATCTTTTCTACAACAATTCTTTAAATTAAAAGAAAAAGGAACCTCCTCCAAAACGGAAATTATTGCCGGAATCACCACTTTTTTCACCATGGTGTATATCGTTTTCGTGAACCCGTCTGTGTTGGGGGATGCGGGCATGGATAAGCAAGTTGTCTTTGTGACCACTTGTTTAATCGCAGGCTTCGGTACGATTGCCATGGGGTTATTCAGTAACTTGCCTATCGCGTTAGCGCCGGCAATGGGCTTGAATGCCTTCTTTGCTTACGTAGTGGTCGGTAAACTTGGCTATTCTTGGCAAGTGGGGATGGGTACCATTTTCTGGGGTTCTGTCGGCTTATTGCTATTAACCATTTTCCAAATTCGTTATTGGCTGATGGCATCTATTCCGCTCAGTTTGCGGGTAGGCATTGGTGCGGGTATTGGTTTCTTTATTGCCTTAATCGGCTTTAAAAATATGGGGCTGGTTGTTGCAAATCCTGCAACCTTAGTGGCTTTAGGCGATCTACACAGTCCGCAAGTGTTATTGGGTATCCTTGGTTTCTTTATTATCGTGGTGTTGGCAGCACGCAATATTTATTCCGGCGTGTTAATTTCTATCGCCACGGTGACCGCACTTGCATTGTATTTTGACGAAAGCGTGATGTTCCATGGCGTGGTTTCCATGCCACCGGCATTAACGCAAGTGGTTGGCCAAGTAGATATCGCCGGCGCATTGGACACGGCGCTTATTGGTATCATCTTCTCTTTCTTATTAGTAAACTTATTTGACTCTTCCGGCACCTTGCTCGGTGTCACAGACAAAGCCGGGTTCAGCGATGAAAAAGGGCGTTTCCCGAAAATGAAACAAGCCTTATATGTTGATAGCGCAAGCGCTGTTGTCGGATCTTATATCGGTACTTCTGCGATCAGTACTTATATTGAAAGTGGCGCAGGCGTATCGGTTGGTGGGCGTACCGGTATGACGGCGGTTGTTGTCGGGTTATTGTTTTTACTGACGATTTTTTTCTCCCCACTAGCCGGCATGGTGCCTGCTTATGCCACCGCGGGCGCATTGGTTTATGTGGGTATTTTGATGGCATCCAGCTTAATTAAAGTACAATGGGACGACTTAACAGAAGCGACTCCCGCCTTTATTACTGCCGCTATGATGCCATTTACATACTCCATCACGGAAGGAATTGCCTTTGGTTTCATCAGTTATTGTGTGATGAAAGTCGGAACAGGGCGTTGGCGCGAAGTTAACGCACCGGTTTGGGTGGTTTCTTTATTATTCTTAATTAAATTTATCTGGGTAGGTTAATTATTATGCAAAAACTTCTTTTTATTTTAAATGAATCGCCATATGGCACGGAAAAAAGTTTTAACGCATTGCGTTTAGCCGTGAATTTGCAGGAAGAACATGGCAAGGAAGTTGAAATTAAAGTGTTCTGTTTTGGTGATTCGGTTTTAAGCGGTCTTGCCGGTCAGCACCCAAATGAAGGTTCTAACGTACAACAAGTGATGGAAATCTTGGTGGCACAGGGCGCAGAAGTTAAACTTTGCACAAGCTGTACTAAAGCGCGCGGTTTATTTGAAGCCAAATTAATTGACGGCATTACTCGCGGCACTTTAGACGATGTTTCCAAATGGACGTTATGGGCAGATAAAGTCGTTAATTTCTAACGAGAGTATTGGGCGGATTCGGTTCCGCCCTTATTTTATTCAAAATTTTTCATTCGCGTAATCTTAACCATGCAACAACTCAATCCGATTTCTATCCCGTTAAATGCTGTTAGTCTAATTGAAGCCTCTGCCGGTACAGGTAAAACCTATACCATGGGTTCCCTTTATTTGCGCCTATTATTACAGGCAGGGGAAAATACGTTTCCCTATGCGTTGAACGTCGAGCAAATTTTGGTAGTGACCTTTACCGAAATGGCAACGGAGGAGCTGAAACGCAAAATTCGTGAACGTATTTACGATGCCAAACAAAAATTGACGGCTTATCAGCAGACACAGGATTCGGCAGTATTTGGACAGGATGATTTTTTACGCGAATTGGTTGCGAGCATCACTGACTTACCGCTTGCCATTCAACGCCTGACTTTGGCGGAACAAAATATGGATTTGGCGGCGATCTATACCATTCATGGTTTCTGTCGCCGAATGCTGATGCAATACGCCTTCAATTCAGGCGTTCATTTCAATCTAGAATTAAGCGGTGAAGAAGATGAGTTGCTATTGCACTTGGCACAAAAAATTTGGCGTGAGCATTTTTATTCACAGCCTTATGCTGTTGTCGAATTTATTCAAAAGAATTTGGTTTCACCAAGCAATATTGTGACAAAAATCAAAAAATTTGCCGGAATCGAATTAAAACTCCCGGAAAAACGACCGCACTTTTTTGAGGGGACTTTCGAGGAATTTCTTTCAAAACTTACCGATTACTCGCAAGCGTTAATCGCGCAAACTCAGGAATTAAAGCAAAAATGGCTAGAAAAAGAGGTGGAAATTACGGAGTTGATTGAAACAGAAATCAACACCAAATATAAGAATACGAAAGAACAAAAATTAAACCGCCGCAGTTTCACATCTGCCAATCGCCCGAAATGGCTTGCTGCCATGAAACGTTGGGCGGAAATCGAAAAAGCAGATTTCCCGGATTGTTTTTACCGCTTCGGGCAAACGGCAATGGATGAACAGAAAGGCGAAGAAGCACAGGAAGCTTTGAGTCACCCGCTTTTCATCAAAATTGATGAATTATTAGCATTTTCCGCACAACAGGCTTTACTGTCTCAAGCGCTTTGGTTTCATTATTTAGAAACGCTGAATGTGCAGTTGGCCGAATACAAACTCAATCATAGCGAAAAAAGTTTTTATGATTTATTGCGCTTGTTAAAAGAAGCTTTATGCCATCCGAATAATACTGAATTTGCTCAGTTGATTCGTTATCAATACCCGTTTGCCATGATTGATGAATTTCAAGATACGGATGCGGTGCAATATCAGATTTTTTCTAAGGTTTATGTAGAGCCACTACGATTAGAACCTACGTCTGATAACGGCTTTATTATGATTGGCGACCCAAAACAGGCGATTTATAAATTCCGTGGCGCAGACATTTTTACTTACTTTAAAGCGGCTGATGAAGCACAGTACCGTTTCAATCTAGGAAAAAATTACCGCTCTCACCAAGATGTTGTGCAATGTGTCAATCACTTGTTTGATTTTCACGAAAAACCTCCGTTTTTATATGACAAGATTCAATTCTTGCCGGTTGAATCTAAAGACGATCATCCGCAATTTTGGTTAAACGGTGAAGTGGAACCTGCCGTGCGCTTTTATGTGAATGAATCCTCCGTAAAAGAGAATATGGCGAAAGCCTGTGCAATTTCTATTCAACATTGGTTGCAAAGTGCGGTGGAAAATACCGCCGATTTTCGTTCCGATGAAAAAGGTATCGAAAAAACCTTAAAACCGGAAAGTATTGCAGTATTAGTACGTGATCGACATGAAGCTGCTTTGGTAAAAAAAGAGTTACGTCGCCTTGGCATTGCTTCCGTGTTTTTGTCTGAAAATAGCAACGTGTTTGATAGTAAAGCAGCAAAGGATCTGTTGTTGATTTTACGTGCCTGTCTTAATCCGTTTTCCGAACGCAATATTTTAAATGCCGTTGCGACGGCGATTTTTGCGCAAACGGCGGCAGATATTCAGCGTATTCGTCTTGAGGAAACTCGTTGGGAATATTGGGTCGAAAAATTTATTCATTATCAAAAAGCGTGGCAAAAACAAGGTGTATTAGTGATGTTGCACCAGTTATTCCTACAAGAAAAAATCACTGAAAAATTGTATCCCACTGTGGATGGTAAACGCCTGGTGACGGATTTATTGCATTTAGCGGAATTATTGCAAGAAGCCGCAACGTTGAACGAAAGCGAAGCCGCATTGTTACGTTGGTTTGAAAAGCAAATTCAAGGGGAAGATCGTCAAAATGAACAACAAGTGCGGTTAGAAAGCGAGTTGCAGTTGGTCAAAATTGTTACGATTCATAAATCCAAAGGATTGGAATACGATTTAGTTTGGTTGCCGTTTATTGGTTATGCCGCCAAAACTTGGTCTGAACACATTTCCACTTATTACGACCAAGATCGGGAAGACGTGCTGTGGGATATTGATGGTTCTCATGAGAAGGATGTGAAGCAAGAGGATTTTGCCGAACAACTTCGTTTACTCTATGTGGCGCTGACCCGAGCTAAATATCAGTTGAATATCGGTGTGCCGAAAACCTTTGAGGAAAAGTGGAGTGCCTTGTTATATGTGCTCACTCAAGGGGAAATTCAAACAAATGAGAAGCCGACAGCCTACGATAGCTTACAGTTATTGAAAAAGTTGGTTCATGATGCCCCAGAGGGAAGTATTCAGATTTCTGAAACCACGGCATTAAAAGCGCTAGATGCACCAATGCAGTCGGAGACTCAAGCGCCATTAAACGCAGCAACATTTACCGGTCATATTGAACAAAACTGGACGATGACCAGTTTCAGCGCCATTGAGGCAATTCATCAAAATAAAAAATACTATAAAGAACAACTGGCGGCAGAAAGTGCGGTCGCTTTTGAACCTGTTTTTGATGGCGGCAAAGATTACGATTTTAATGAACAAGCAACAGAAACAATACTTGAAAGCGCTAGTCATGAATCTGCCTATCCTTTCGGTTATTCGCCTTTCGATTTCCCGCACGGGATTAAAATCGGTACCGCGTTGCACCGTTTCTTGGAAAAATATGATTTTAGTCAACCATTAAACGAAGACAAGGTAGAAAAACTCTGCCAATGGCTACAGTTAGATGAAACGTGGTTGCCATCCTTACAACAATGGATGAAGGCGATTTTAGATACACCATTAAGTGCGGATGATTCAACGTTGAAGCTGAACAATTTATCTCGCCAGCAATGTGTGAAAGAAATGCAGTTTTATTTGAAACTCAATCGGGTATTTGATGTGTCGGCATTTAATCGCGCGTTGCAAAAGCATCACCATTTTCCATCGGAAGCGCTGCAATTTGATGCCATTAAAGGCATGTTACGTGGTTTTATGGATTTGGTTTTCTGCCATAACGGTAAATATTATTTGGTAGATTACAAATCGAATTTCCTGGGTGTCGAGCCGCAAAATTACGTTGGCAAAAGCCTTGAGCAAGCCATGCTGGCAAACCATTACGACTGGCAATATTTATTTTACACGCTGGCATTGCACCGTTATTTGCAACAACGTGACGCAAACTATGACTACGAAACCCATTTTGGCGGCGTGTTTTATTGTTTCTTACGCGGCATGAACGGGGAAAATCAGGACGGTGTGTTTTTTGATAAACCGGATTATGCGTTAATTCAAGCCTTGGAGAATTTGTTCTGATGTTAACTTTATTATCTCAACTCAAAGAAAAAGGCATTATTAACGCCGCCGACTATTATTTTGCCGAGTTTATTCATCGTAAACAGCAACCGTTTAATTATGCGCCATCTGTGCAAAACTTGGCGGTACTGATGGCGGCATTGTGTAATTTTAATTACCGTCAAGGCAACACCTGTCTTTTGTTGAACCAAGCCACTGAACAGGATTTATTCGGTTTACAGGATTATTTCAACGAACGTATTTATTTGACAGAAATTCAGCAAAAAATTGATTATTTGCCGATTTCACAATGGCAATCTACCTTGCAAAAGGTACAACACATCGCCTTTACTGATTCGCCATTACAGCAAATCGCGCCTTTGGTGTTGCAGTTTAATTGCTTGTATTTTTATCGCGTATGGCAAGACGAATTTCGAATGGCCGATTACTTCAAAAGTGCGGTCTGTTTTGAGCCTGTTTTTTCAAAGGGACAACTCACACAAATTGCCTCGATTCTCGATCGCTATTTTCAGGAAGAGCAGGGCATTGATTGGCAGAAAATCGCTGTTGCCATGGCGTTACGTCAGCGTTTTTGTTTAATTACCGGCGGGCCGGGGACGGGGGAAAAAAAGACCGGAACCCAGATGCTTTTAACC